GCCCGCCTGCATAGACCGCATAGACCGCATAGACCGCATAGACCGCATAGACCGCATAGACCGCATAGACCGCATAGACCACATAGACGTTCCTAAGCCGCCGCCTAGGAACTGTCACAACGTTTCACAATCGTATAGGAGGTGTATGTGACATATTCATATAAGGGGCTGGCGAAGGTCTATGCCGTCTATGCGGTCTATGCAGGCGGGGTGGGGGAATGAATCCCCGTGAGCTTGCCAAGCAAAAGGCATGGGCCGACCGCCGCAATGCCGGCAAGGGCGGTAACGGCCGACCGACCGGAGACGCGTCCGCATGGGCTCCCTTGGTGCAGAGGTTCGAATATGTCGAGGGGACCGTGTTCGATCGGCACAAATATGCACCGCTATTCTACTTCGTAAAAGATCTTTACGAAGTATCGGTAGACGACGGACGGGCAGAACCCGGCCGCGACGGCTGGGTTGTCATCTCCATATTTCCTCGATCCGGACGCCCCGAGGTCCCTTGGTCCCATAAACAGCGAATCAAAAACCAACTCGTTGGCACCGAATGCGAAGGGGTTGAGCTTTTCCCTTCCGATAGCCGGCTAATGGACCTGCATAATGCCTACCACTTGCACGTCAACGTTGATCCGACTTTCCGTTTAGACTTCGGCCATCTGTGCGCCAGGACAGTCGGCCGAAGAGCGAATTCGTGGAACGGTCGATCGAGCAGGGTCCGTTTGGCGACCCAATACCCTTCAACGTATCCGGACCTATGTGAGAGCAAACAGCGTGATGAACGAGAAGCAGTTAGCCAAGCAACGCGAGCGGGCAGCCAAGCGGCGGGCGGTGCTCGAGGCCGAGCGTCTGCGCACCGGAGGACGAGACCCGCTGTCCTCGGACACATGGCAGCCGCTCGAGCAACCCGACGAATACCTCCCGACTTCGATCACGCGCGACCATGCCGCCTTGGCGGCAGGGCGGTATTGGGTGAACGATAAATACGAGGTGTTCGTTCAGACGAGTCTCGGAGAGTTAAGCGCTGACGGTTGGATCGCCATATCAATGCATCGGCGCGACCACGGCCGCGATATTCCATGGGCCGACAAGCAGCATTGTAAAAACCAACTCATAGGCACCGAATGCGAGGGCGTCGAGATGCTTCCCGCGAACGCGCGCTTGATCGACGTCCACAACACCTATCATTTGTTCGTCAACGTTGATCCGACTTTTCAACTTCCATTTCGCTTCGGCGCGGCGCCGGCCGGCCGCCAGGTCTCCCCGGCCTCGGCTTTCCGCGGACTGGACAAGCCGGCGGCAGGACCGCTCGGTGACCCTCTGTAGGGCGGTGGATGGGCCCTGCCGCGGAGCCGGCTTGTTGCCCCCATCAGGCCGTCTGCGCGCCCTCTACGCCTGCCCTATGCGGCGTCCAGCGCCCCCAATCTCTCACGGCTGAGGGAGGCGGCAGACGCGACAGTGGCTTATCCGCAAACCGCCCAAATGGGAGACAAAAGGCGAAATGATATGTGGCCACTCCGACCGATGGCCTGCTGACCTCGAATGACCGCCCGGTTACTTCAACCGACCCGCCGCACAAATTACAGCACGGCGGGTCGGCCTCTCGTCAGCCGATAAGGTCGCGGGTCAAACTCGCCGCGAGACCAAAATCACCCTCTACGGTCAGCGTTCCGTTGGTTGATATCAGCGCGGTTTTCAGCGCCGCGGCCTTATCCCGCCTTTCTGTTTCCGAAACGGTCCGCTCGGCCGCCAGACGAGTCATAGCGTCCGCGTAGTCCCGAAGAGTCGCGGCCATTTCCGCCTCTGACGCCCCGGCCTCACAGAGCGCGCCGTGCCTGGCGTTCGCGAGAATTGCGGTCTTGGCGAGGTCGGCAATTGTGTTAATAGTTAATATAGCGTTCATCGAAACTTTGTCCTTCGGTGCTCGTTAGCGGGCGCGGCGTGCTTCAACACTCCCGCCCGCGCCTTTCTTGCCCTTATCCGCGATAAATTGCAAGTATCAAGAACCGAGACACGGCTGCCTGTTGTATCTGAACCGGATACAATACTGTGTTTTCCGAGTTACACAACAGCGCTCTAGGATTAATGTCGCTAGCGCGCCCTATTTTGTCTGACGTATTTTCTATCGATGGACGTAACCGCCCCCACCCTCTCGTTGACGCGCGCCGCATCGATCGCGGGATTGAGCGCGACCTACGTCCGCGGCCTGTTGGCGGACCGTTATGTCGTGCTTATGGCGCGGCCATCGCCCCGCGGACGCGTAACGAAGGCGTGCGTCTTGGACGTTTTCCGGCTCCGCGTCCTCCGTGTCATGCGGGATGCCGGGCTATCCGATCTTCACGCGATTTATGCCCTTGATCTGGCGGTTGATCCCGTCCTCGGCGGTTTTGCCGGGTGCGGGATAACAGTCGAATTGCCCTCCCTGGTCGAGCGGATCGTCGGGCGCTCGTTCTTCGTTGTGCCGGATGATGCGGACGATTTCCCAGACATTTGGAGCGTCCCCGCCGGCACCCCAGCCCCGGCATACGCCGAGACGGCAATCGCCGTTCATCTCGAACCGATCCTTGCGGCTGTCTTGGCAGGCATCCCCACCGAAACAGCCGGGACACCGGCCCAGGAGTTCAAATCGTGAACATCAACGCTGTCCGCGCCGAGATTGAGTCGCTTCGCGTCGAGGCGCGGGGGCTTGTCGCCGCCGCCGGCGATGGCGCCATGAGCGGCGAGGCGGAGACGCGTTTCGCCGTGATCGAGGCGCGCTCGGCCGAACTGCGGACGCAGGAACGCCGCGCGGCGTTCCTGGACGAAGCCGATCGCCGCGCGGCCGGGACGCCCGTTGACGGCGGCACCGGAGACGCGAATCTGGACCGTTTGACCGCGGGCGTCGGCTTGCTGGACGTGGTGCGGGCGCAGATGGGCGGCACAGACGCCGGCGCCGGCCGTGCTCGCGAGGTCTCCGCCGAGTTGGCCCGTCGCTCCGGCCGCCAGCCGGAGGGCGTTCTATGGCACGTCGGAGCGGCCCGCAACGAGACCCGCACGCTGACGACCGCGGCGCCGGCCGATGGGCCCGGTTCGAACATCATTCCGCCTGACTACCGACCGGACATGTTCATCGATCGCCTCCGCAACGCCACCCGCGTTCGCGCGCTCGGCGCCACGGTCCTGACCGGCCTCCGTGGGAACGTGACGATCCCGAAGCGCACCGCGTCGGTGGCGACGGGCTGGGTGGCGGAGGACAGCCCGCTCGGTGTGTCCGATCCGCAGTTCGCTTCGATCGGCCTCACGCCGAAGCACGCCGGTGCCATCTCGGAGTGGTCCCGCAACATGATCCTGCAGAGCAGTCCCGACGTCGAAATGCTGGCGCGTGACGACATGGCCAAGCAACTCGCCGAGGTGCTCGACGCGGCGGCGATCTATGGCACGGGCACGGCCACGCAACCCACCGGAATCCTCAGCACGCCGGGCATCGGCTCGGTTGCTGCCGGTACGAATGGCAGCGTCCTGACATATGACCTGCTCGCCGACCTGGTAGGCGCGGTGGACGACTCGAACGCGGACGGCTCGAGCACGGCATTCCTGACCAACACGCGCGTGCGCCGCGCGCTTGCCAAGATTAAGACAAGTTACGGGGAGCCGCTCGGCCTCGACGTTCTGTTCCAAGGCAAGTCGGCGGCCTACTCGAACCTCGTTCCGAGCACGTTGGCTAAGGGCACCGGCACCGGTCTCTCGGCCCTGATCTACGGCAACTGGTCCGAATTGCTCATCGGCGTTTGGTCCGAGTTGGATATCCTGGTCAACCCTTATGACTCGACCGCCTACAGCAAAGGCAATGTTCGCATCCGCGCGATGATGACCATGGACCTCGCAGTCCGCCACGCGGCCAGCTTCGCCGCGATCACCGACGCGATCGCCTGATCCATGGCCGCGCTCTCCGGCTCGTTCACCGGCCCGGGCGTCACCGGCAGCGTTGCCTACGCCGCCGGGGGCGCCGTCACGTTTAGTATCGACGGCGAGTGGCCGAGGGCGCTCATCAACACGGAGGTGAGTCAGGACGGCGGCGCAACCTGGACCCCGTATGGGGTGATTTCGGCATTAACGGCGCGTCTAAAGCGGGGTGGGACGGTAAAGGCCCGCAACCCCCGCGCCCGCCCGGAACATCGGCCGCGCAGCCACCCGGCCCCGGCCTGTTTCGGCTCCGGTGCCTTGAGTTCCGGAGCGGCTGGTGCAACTGGACGATTTCGGCGTGACTCGGTTTCCCGATGGTTCGGAGCGGCGCTCCGCACCCCTCGAACTGCGGGCCGGCGCCGGCCGGACGCTCGAGGGTTACGCGGCCGTGTTCGACAAGCCGACCCGCATCGCCGACCTGTTCGAGGAGGTGGTTCGCCGCGGTGCGTTCGCCGCCAGCTTGGCGAACGGCAAGCCGGTGTTCCTTCTGTCGCAACACGACTTTGCCCAACCCCTCGCCCGGTCCGGCGCTGGCGGCACGTTGTCGCTCGTGGAAGATGGCAAGGGCCTCGCCTTCTCCGCCACGCTCCCCGAGACCCGCGCCGCCGATGACGTGCTCGCCCAAACGCGTGCCGGTATCGTTACTGGCGCCAGCTTCGGGTTCCGCGTGCCGACCAATGGTGACCGCTGGCCGGCCCGCGACAAGCGCGAGCTCGTCCGGGTAGACCTACTCGAGATCAGCGCGGTGACGATCCCGGCATACGCGGACGCCACCGTTAGCGCGCGCGCCATGGCCCGCGCTCGAGGCTGTGCCGAGGCAAACGCCTACGTGCGCCGCCTGCGCCTCCTGGAACTCTGAGCGTGGGCCTGTTCACCCGCGACCGCGCGCCGCCGGCTCGTATCGAGCCGACGCTTGGCCGTGTCGAGCGCCGCGACCTCGCCGTTGACGCCGATTCGGGTTGGTTCGGCCTGGCGACCATGGCCGGCGTCGGCAGTTATGCCGGCAATCCGCGCTATGCCGAAAACCTCGCCACGGTGGTTGCGTGCGTCAACGCTGTCTCGTCCGGCTTGGCCGCGCTGCCGGCACTGGTCTACCGCGCCGAGGGTAAGGGCCCGTCAGGAAATAGCCGAATCGGGTGGGACTTCTCGCCATAGGGGGATTCCCGGTCACGGAGCGGTTTTGTAGCCTGTCGCGATGATCGATCTGAGCGCCATCCGCGGCCGCTTTAC